TTGGCTACTGATTCTACTCCTTGGAACTACCTAACTCAAGGTTTCCATATGGACTCAGGCGCTACTGTTGTTACCATCTCAGACGGTTATGTAACAAGTGGTCAAGCGGCGTTTGTGTGTGGTGTTGCTGACTTTACAGACGACCCTGACACTCAAGATAATCCTTACTATTTCTTGTTTTCGAGAAAGTTTACCTTCTGTTTCCAAGGTGGTTTTGATGGATGGGATGCTTACAGAGAGTTCAGAACAAATCAGGACAGATTCGCATTAGGTGCGTCAGGTTACTTACAGGGTGCTTACCCATCAGTGAGGTACCCTAACGCGACTGGTGATGGAACTTTTAAAAGAATCGTCGTTGCTAACAACACTCAGGATTTTGCAAACTCTGATTACTACGCTTATTTGTTGGGTATGTTAACATTTGACAATCCTGAATCAACAAACATAAACGTATTTGCAACAGCAAGTATTGATTACGTTAATAACTCAAACTTGTGTGAAGCAGCAATTGGTCTTGTTGAACAACAAAGAGCTGACTCAGTTTACATTGTTACAACACCTGACTACAATATGTACACTCCAGACGGAGGTAGTCAGTACGAAATTATCTACCCACAAGAGGCAGTTGATAACTTAGATAACACCGCAATTGATTCATCTTACACTTCAACTTATTACCCTTGGATTTTGGTTAGAGACACTGTGAATAATACACAAATCTACTTACCACCAACAGGTGAAGTTTGTAGAAACTTAGCATTGACAGATAATATTTCATTCCCTTGGTTCGCAACGGCGGGTTACACAAGAGGTTTAGTTAACTCTGTCAAAGCAAGATTGAAACTAACACAGGAAGATAGAGATACTCTTTATCAGGGACGTATCAACCCAATCGCAACATTCTCTGACGTTGGAACAGTAATTTGGGGTAACAAAACTCTTCAAGTTGCTGACTCAGCGCTAAACAGATTAAATGTTAGAAGATTGTTGTTACAGGCTCGTAAATTGATTTCAGCTGTGGCGGTAAGATTATTGTTTGAACAAAACGATGAAATTGTAAGACAACAGTTCTTGGATTCTGTAAACCCAATTCTTGATTCAATCAGAAGAGATAGAGGTTTGTATGACTTCCGTGTGACAGTAAGTTCTTCACCTGAAGATTTGGATAGAAACACCCTAACAGGTAAGATTTACTTGAAACCAACTAAAGCACTTGAATTTATTGACATCGAGTTCTTGATTACTCCTACAGGAGCTTCGTTCGAGAACATTTAATAAATCGAAATTATAAAGTGGGGGTAAAACCCCACTTTTTGCCTTTATATGAAAAAAGAATTTAAAGAGGGTATAACAAAACAAGGTACACCAGATTTGAAGTATTATGCTTTTGACTGGGATGATAACATCGTTCATATGCCAACTAAAATAATCTTGGAAGATGAAACCGGTGATGAAGTACCTATGACAACTGAGGACTTCGCTCTTTACCGTGAAAAAATTGGTAAAGAAAATTTTGACTATGATGGTCAGACAATTGTGGGTTATGCAGAAAATCCGTTCCGAAATTTTAGGGTCGAAGGAGATGACGACTTTTTGGTCGACGCTATGAGAGCTAAAACAGGTCCTGCTTGGGCTGACTTTGTTGAAGCGGTAAATAATGGTTCTATATTTGCAATCATCACAGCAAGGGGGCACCACCCTGATACTCTCAAAGAGGGGGTCTACAATTACATCATCAATAATTTTGAGGGTATTAACAAAAATAAGTTAGTTAAAAACTTAAAGAAATATCGTGATTTTGCTGGTGAAGAAGAAATGACTGACGACCAATTAATCAGGTCTTACTTAGAACTTAATAGATACAATCCTGTAAGTTTTGGTGATACGACTGGTGCGTCAAACCCTGAAAAGGCGAAGGTAAGGGCAATGGAAAACTTCATTTACTATGTCAAGAGTATGGCTTCACTTTTGAAAGGAAAAGCTGTATTAAAGAAAGACATCGCCAATAACTTTATTCCTGCAGAACCCCAAATAGGTTTTTCAGATGACGATTTAAAAAATCTTGAAGCAATGAAAACACATTTTAAGGACAAAGAAAATGTGCAAACTTATTCTACTGCTGGAGGAATAAAGAAAAAATACTAACTAGTTAAGTAATTAATTAGAATAAACTAGAAATAAATAACTAACTAAACTGGAACTGGTACTAGCAATAGTAATATTTTGAAAGAATAAAGTCAAGAGAAATATTTTCACCGAAGTTATATTTATAAGAAAATAAAAACGTTAAAGAAAAAAATTTTACACAATGGCTGATTTATTAATGAAAATGCCCATACCTTACGAACCAAAACGTCAGAATCGTTTTATTCTAAGGTTTCCATCCTCTTTGGGGATTAACGAATGGTTTGTAGAAAGTACATCAAGACCTCACATTATGATTGGTGCTACCGAAATACAATTTTTAAATACATCTACATTTGTTGCGGGTAGATTTAATTGGCAAACTATAAACGTAACATTCCGTGACCCGATTGGTCCTTCAGCTGCACAAGCACTTATGGAGTGGGTTCGTTTACACGCTGAATCTGTAACAGGTCGTATGGGATATGCCGCAGGTTACAAAAAAGACATAGACCTCGAAATGTTGGACCCAACTGGTGTAGTTGTAGAAAAATGGATTCTTTATGGAACATTTTTAACAGACGTAAACTTCAACCAATTAAGTTACAGTCAGGATGCTTTAGCAACAATCACAGCAACACTAAGAATGGACCGCTGTGTTCTTGTTTATTAATCTTTATTAATTTTTTTAAGACGTTATATTTAACCGTAGGGACAACCCCTACGGTTTTTTATTATGGAAAATAATGTAGAAGAATACGGACAAATGAATTTCACCTTACCACACGATGTGGTAACACTACCCTCAGCTGGTATGTTTTACAAAAATAAAAAAGATGCCATCAAAGTTGGTTATCTGACTGCTTCAGATGAAAACATATTGTTGGCGGGGGGTCAAGATATGACTCTTAACTTATTAAGAGCTAAAGTTTTTGAACCAGGTATGAGACCTGAAGAACTTCTCGAAGGTGACGTTGAAGCTATTCTCATATTTTTAAGAAACACGGCTTTCGGTCCCGAAATGGAATTGACTTTAAAAGACCCAAAGACTGATAGGGATTTCAAAACTAATGTAAGATTGGATGAGATGAATATTAGAAGAGGACAGAAACCCTCAGAAGATGGAACATTTACAGTTACTCTTCCCACTTCTCAAACGACTGTAAAGTTAAAACCATTGAATTATGGTGAGACTATGGATTTAAGTAGACAAATCCAATCATACCCGCAAGGTCGTGTAGCACCAAGAAGAACACTCCGTTTACAGAAAGAAATCCAAAAAATTGGTGAAAACTCTGATAAAGGGGAAATTGCAAAATTTGTTGAGACAATGCCAATTGCTGACTCGAAATTCATAAGTAAATTTATGAATGATAACGAACCTAGACTCGATATGTCTAGGGTTATTATAGCCCCATCAGGAGAAAAACTTACGGTTAACGTAGGGTTTGGGGTCGAGTTTTTTCGCCCTTTCTTCTGAGTATAGAAAAACACAATTAGACGAATTTTACTATCTGTCCAAGTTGGTTGGAGTTAGTTGGTCTGAGTTTCAGACTATGCCAATATATTTTAGAAAATATCTTTTGGATAAGTGGGTGGACGAAAACAAACCACAATAAAAGTGACCAATAATCTATTTATCTAAAAAACTAATATGGCAGAAGAAAACATTGGTGGTTTCTTGGGGGCAATTGAAAAACTCAAAGCCGGATTAAAAGACGAAGGTCTTGTCGGAGCCTTTGACAATCTATCTCAGGGAATTCAAAATATTAATAATGGTTTTTTGGAATCGAGAACAAGAGTGTTGGAATTCTCCACAGCACTATCGGATTCAGTTGCTGGTATTACAAGATTGGGTGGAGATTTAACTGCGACTCAAGAAACAATTTCTAATATTGCACTTGCCTCAAGACGGAATGTTGTAGAAACATCTCAAACCGTACAAGAGATATATGCAACTGCAAAACTGTTAGGTCAATCCGCAGACTACTTAGTAGAAGATTTTGTAAAAGTAGGCAATAGTATCGAAAACATCGGAGAAATAACTGCCGAGTCCATTCAGTACATTCAAAGTATGGGACTGAATGCAAAAGAAATTATGGGTGACGTAACTCGTAATATGGAATATATGAACCGATTCAATTTCCAAGATGGTGTTATGGGTCTGACAAAAATGGCTGCACAAGCATCTATGTTACGTTTTGATATGAATCAAACGGCTATGTTGGCTGATAAGGCTATGGACCCTGAGGGTGCTATCGAGTTGGCATCGGCATTCCAAAGATTAGGTGTTACTATGGGTACATTGGTAGACCCGTTTGCCTTGATGGATGCATCTATCAATGACCCTGGAAAATTACAAGACAGTGTAATTGATTTAGCCAAGACATACGCACAATTTGACAAAGAAACACAAAGGTTCGAAATTAATCCGTATGGAATAAGAATGTTGAGAGAGGTTGAAAAACAAACTGGTCTGAGTGCTGAAAATTTGAAAAAGACTGCTTTAGCCGCTTTGGAATTAGACACAAGATTATCGGACATCAATTTTAGTATAGATGCGACTGAAGAGGATAAGATGATGATTGCTAATTTGGCTAAGAAAAAAGATGGTGATTATGTTGTTAGAGTTTTTGATGAACAGAAAGGTGAAATAGATGTAAAACTTTCGGAATTGACCTCCCAACAGTTTAGTAAGTTAATAGAACAACAAGAACAAGAACCTAAGACGATTGAAGAAATTCAAAGAAGTCAATTTAGAGTTTCCGAAAAAATGGCTAATGATACTGCAGCAATTAAAAATTATTTTTTATATGGGATGGCCGGTCAAACTGGTTTTAGGAGAGTATTCGAGGATTTAGGAACAATATATGATGATGTTTCAACAAGTTTAAACAAGGCGGTACCATCTCAACAAGATATAAGAACGATGTTTGAAGGAGTTGGAAATAGTCTTAGACAAATTGTTATAGATGCAATTTCAACGCAAGACCCTGCAAAAATAGAAAATGCTCTTACTGAACTGGCTAAACAAAAGGATGATATACCAACTAAGAGTGTTGAGATTATGAAAAGTTTTCTTTCACAGTTGGGTACAAATATGCCTAAAGAAAGTCTTTCTGCAGTAGGAGTAGGGTATAAAGAATTGACAGATGCAATTAAAAGTTTGACGAAAGTTTCTTCTCAGTCTCAGACAATAAATGGGGATTTTAATTTGGACGGAACAATAAGCGTAAATGTTCAAACTCCTGGCGTTGACCCCAAACAAGTTCAAGCACTTTTCAGAGATAGAGAATTTCAGAACTTGTTACATCAAATCATAAGAGAAAGAGCTGCGGCTGAAATAAAAGCCCTTAATAAATAAAAAACAATCAAGTTTCTATTTATTTAAAAACACAAAATGGGTAGTCCTTTAGATTTTGCCAGCTCCGAGGTTTTCAGACAAAAACTTATTGTTAGAAACCTTGTGCCTTATGTAAAATCACCAACAAAAGCATCACCCCCAATCAATTACGAAACAATTCAAAGGGATTTAACACCCACAGATTCTGACGATACATTGATTGATAACCCTGTATTTGCTGCAAAGGCTTACCCATTAAACCAATATGGAGCTTCGGGTGGTTACAAACAAGTAAGAGACCCAAACACCCTTCAAAATACAAACTCGAACGAAGGTGAATATGATTACAGTGATGCTAGACTTATAGATGAAGCACCCAAAGCCGCTCAAACAGGTTTTCCTGGTATATCACCTGCTTGGCAACCATTAAACTTATTTGACCCACCAGCACTTATTGATGGGGGTCAGTATGTTAGTTTGGATGAAATTTTAGGTAAGGGCCAAAGAGCTCAACAGTATCCAACCTTTGTGCCCTCAATATATCGTTCAGTAAATATTTTACTTCAGAATGACCCCGTAGGTAGTAATGGATTAGCCTCACAGGATTCATTTATAGTACAACTTGGTTCAAAGTTGTTAAAAGAACAATTTGAAAAAAGGATTGCAGCAAACATTAGAAGAAATACTATAGGTCGTGCAAACTTCTTGAATGGTGCCGGTGGTTCAGACATTTTTGGTATTATATTAGGTAGAGTACCAATTTTAGAACCTATATATAATGTTACACAAAGTAGTGCTGTGTTAGGCGCTGCGGCTGATTTCATTAATAGAGTTTCAGGAAGTTATGCTCCTTACTCAACAATACCTGGTGATTATTTTGATTCATCAATAAACAGGAGATTACCAATGACAACTCAACAGTTGTCGGGGGCTTACGCTCAAGCTAATCTTAATTCAGGTATTGGTAGATTTTTTGGTAGATTATTAGGGTCACCAAAATCAGGTTCTATATTGTTCTTACAAAATACAGGTTCTGGAACTAAAAATTTATTGTTCCAATCATTAGATTACAATTTATTCAAACCGGCCTACACACGAACTTTTTTTGATAACGTTAGGGGAGCTTTAAGAGGTGCTACTGAAAACGATTCGAATTATTACATAGGTTCACCTAAATCTGAACCTGGTGACATTTTATCACCACAAGGGGATTTACCAACAGACTCGTTTGGTGGTGAAATACAATCGCCGGTTTATGGACCACAAGAAATTGCACAACTTTACGAGGGACCGAGCAGGGCTATTAAGTTGGGCGCTAATGGACCAACTTATAGTAGTGGTGGTGACATTATGGGGGGATTTACTTGGGTGTCTCCGAAATACAAAGGTAATGCTGGAAAGAAAGTTGGTCTCGGAGGTGAAAACATCGTTGAAGACCCTGACTTCCCATCTTTGAACTATTCTAATTCAGAATCTACAAATTTCCAATTCAAAAACGGTTCTATTTTAGATGATACACAACGACTTATAAATTCACAACCAAGAGGTGGTAGAAGATTACAACACGTTGGAAACGCAATAGACCAAGTATCAAAAGTATTCAATGATGGTTACAAAGAAATCACTAAAGGTTCAAAAGTAATAAGATACGTTGGGGAGTTGGGTGTTGAAAAAGGTGCTGAATATTGTAGAATTTTCCAAAAAGACACTCCATATCTTCAGTATAATGATTTACAAAAACAAGATGGAATAACTAAGTCGGGAAGAAAATTTGCCTATTCAATATTAGATAATACCTATAACTTGAATATCGCACCTATGAAGGGTGATACTTCAACAAACATATTTGACGGAAGAGCGCAGAAGTATATGTTTTCAATTGAAAACTTAGCTTGGAGAACTTCAAACAGACCTGGTCTTACTTGGTCAGACCTCCCTGTATGTGAAAGAGGACCAAATGGGGGACGTGTAATGTGGTTTCCCCCTTACGGATTGACATTTAGTGAAACTGTAACACCATCTTTCAAACCAACAGATTTTATTGGTAGACCCGAACCTGTTTATACTTACAGTAACACATCGAGGTCAGGGACTCTTGGTTGGAAGATAGTTGTTGACCACCCATCAGTTCTTAATTTAATCGTCAATAGAGTTTTAGCCAGTGAAACTTTGAGAGAAAGAGCTCAAGGATTATTAGACTCATTCTTTGCCGGATGTAAGAAATATGATTTGTATGAGTTGGCTGAAAAATATTATCAAGTAAACCCTGATGATTTACGTGAAATACAGGAGAGGATTGTAAATCAAACGGTAACAACAGAGGATATTAGATATATCACTAATACTGTGCAAACAGGTAACGACTCTACTAATGCAAATGGTGTCGGAAATGGTGCGACTGGTGCTAATACCTCAACCAACAATAGTCAAACCGCTGACACATTTCCTTTTAAATCATTCGAAAACTACGCTTTGTATTTTGACAATGACATCCCACTAAAAGGTCAAAGTGTTGAACAATACAACATTTTATATAATACCTACGTTGCACCACAAACTAAACAAGAGTATCAGGAGCAAAGTAATGAAAAACAACAAGTTTCATCTTTTTTTACTGATATCGTTGAGAGTAACAAAAGTGAGATACAACAGATGTTACTTCAACTATCGGCTACCTTAGATAACAACCCAAGTGCAACTGCAAATATTATTTTGATAGGAAGTGCCTCTATGCCGCAGACAGAAACCTATAACGTTTCTTTATCTCAAAGGAGAATTGATTCTGTCAAACAATATGTTGCTTTAGTTGGAAATTTAGGTCAGTATATTGCAACTAACCGTCTTACATTTGGACCAACTCAGGCTTTAGGTGAACAAACAACAGTTACACCACGTGGACCAAGTAGGTCTTTTGGTGAACAAAATTGTCAATCTGCACCTAACGATAGTTTGGCGTTGAGTACACAAATCTACAGTGTAAGAGCAATGGCTTGTAGACGAGTGGCTTTTGCGAAAATTGATGTAACAGCACCATCACCAATAAAACCTCCTTCAGTTAATAATCAACAGTCCCCACGATATCAAGAGAATGTTACCACTGAAGTTTCAAACAGAACAGTAACAAAACAAGTCGTTGAAACGCAAGAGGTTCTAAGAGATAATATTACGAAAAGAGTTCTAAGATTATTGTTGTCTGAGTGTGATTACTTTGAATTGATTAAACAAGAGACTCCTATGGTTTTTGATAACCTAAGAGAAAAATTAAAATTCTTTCATCCCGCATTCCACTCGATTACTCCTGAAGGATTGAATTCAAGATTGACATTCCTTCAACAATGTATGAGACCTGGAGATACTATTCCGACCATTAGAAATGATGTTAATGGTGCGACAAGTTTGGAGTACAACAACGCGGTTAATACTTCATTTGGTACACCACCTGTTTTAATTTTAAGGGTTGGAGATTTTTGGCACTCAAAAATAATTCCAACGTCATTACAATTAGGTTACGAAGAATTAGACTTAAACCCTGAAGGTATTGGGGTTCAACCGATGATTGCAAACGTAACTATGGGATTCAACTTTGTTGGAGGTCAAGGACTAAAAACTGCCGTAGACAAATTACAAAACGCGTTGTCGTTTAATTACTATGCAAACACAGAAATATATGACGATAGGTCAGATGCTACAGATTTAAGTTACAAAGTATTAGACAAACAATTTATTGAAAACATAGGTTTCGAAGTTAATCCACCTACAGTTTCAGATGTTGAAAATCCCATCACAAGTAATAACAATGAAACAGTTGGAAAAGTTTTGACAAGTGTAATTACCGACGGAATACAAAGAGGTACGATTGAGTACGGTACTTTTATGAATTCATTTGTTCTACAAACACAAACATACTTTCAAACTGTAATTAACAAAAATAGAGATGTTTTGAGACAATACAATAATGGGGTTAGACAGATGTTATCCTACAACAGAAACTACACAAATGGTGGTTTTGTTGTTGATGGAGGAAATCCTGAGACTAACCTTTTTGGTAAACCTGTAGAAATTGAAAAACAAATTGATGAAATCTTCGGGGAATACATTCAGAATATTAAAAGTGGAAATGACACATTTATTCAATGGATTGAATCCAAAAATTTCTCACAAAAAGCGGTCAGACAAATTAAAGATAATTATAAGAATTTTGTTACAAATAAAAGAGGTTCATTCCAAAATGCGATTACTTCAAGTATTCAGGAATTAGTCAATACACAACAAGCTTATTTACAAACTTTGAACAGAGCTAATGTAATAACTATAAAACCTGCTAAGTCACCAGATACTCCTTGGGGTACAGACGGTCTTCAAAACACAACTGGTGAAGTTACAATTTATAATTATTCGGGAACACCTGGTGTATCTGCTAATTTTGTTGGAAATACTAAAGAGGAGTTGGTTTTGGATATCCAATCTATTGCACTTTCTTTGAAAAATTTTATGACAGCTTTGAACAGTCAAGTTACTTTGAACTCAGGAAGGACTGGGTATATTATAAATTCAGAGAAACCATCAGGAGTGCCTTTTAACACTATAACCGACTCTGTATATTGGAATGAACAATCTAACAAGTATCAGTATTTTATCTTGTCAACAGATGTTGTTGACACAAAACTTTATGATACCTTCAAAGCCGCCATCATTGATAACGTTGTTAATAATACAACACTACACGGTAATGGTAACATAGACTTTGCCACTCAGTTTGATGGGTATTGGATTGCACGACAAGAATCATTAGGTATGAGTGTAAGACAAGTTTATGTTAATGAAAATACTGCTGGGGATGAATTAATAACTCAGGCTACAAATACAACTTTAAAAGATTATATTATTTATAGACCGTTTCAACCCTTAGTTAAAACAAGAGTAATGGATTATATTGTGGCCCGTAAAGGGGATGCTGGTAACGAACCTGAGCCCTATCAAATAGACAACGTTAGAAACTTGGGACTAAAAACAAATGCTAACACAGATAAGTTGACGTGGAATTCAATTGATGGAAACATAACAACAGGTAAAGTTCAAATGTTATAATGGCGTTTCAGTATTATAATAGATATAACCAATTTTTAGTAAACGGAGAACAAACTGTTGTCCCTTATGTTAGTTTGCCTTCAAAACCATCTGATAAGGCTTACATTTATAAAGTTGGAAGAAGTAGGTTAGATAAAGTATCACAGGAGTATTATGGCACACCGTTCTTTGGATGGTTAATACTTCAGGCGAATCCCCAATATGGAGGTCTTGAAAATAACATTTACGATGGTGCAATTTTGAGTGTTCCATATCCTTTGATAACTTCATTACAAGACTATAAATCCGCAATAGATACCTATTTCTTCTACTATGGCAGGTAACGTTATATTACAACCAGATGGCAAAGGTGATATCCTTGTAGAAAATTCGTATCAGAATATTGTGGTTGTTGACCCGAACAAAACAGTTCGTTCATCAAATGGTCAAACAGTAATCGAAGAAAGATTAGTTGACCACGAAAATCTAATTATGTATGCCAATTTGGAAGTTGCTCTTCTTCCAAGAACAAAACTTAATGTTGGTGGTACACCTGTTGATGATATT